GACGAGAGCTGGCTCATTGACTACGACTACATCCCCGGTGATCCCGGTACCGGTACGCCGTGGCGCGAACTCACCGATATCCGCGCCCGGACCTACCGGCACGCGAGCGGGCACGAGCTGAAGCCGTTCGCGACCTTCATCGACTCCGGCGGTCACCACACCCAGATGGTTTATCGCTACGCGAAGCGGTACATCCGGGAGAATGTCTGGGCCATCAAGGGCGTTGAGGGCGAGGGCGCACCGGTGCTGGGCAAGCCGAGCCGCAACAACTCGGCGAAAGTGACTCTCTACCAGGTGAGCAGCTTTTCGGGCAAGGAGACCTTCCTCAAGCGCCTCATCAACGTCACTGAGCCCGGCCCGGCCTTCGTGCACCTCCCCCACTGGCTCGATGGGGAACAGTTGCGGCAGTTCGGCAATGAGCAGCTGGTGCCCAGGTTCATCAACGGCCGCCTGAAGCGGGTCTGGGTCCGCAAGGGACCGAACGAAATGATCGACCTCGCGGTCTATGCGCTCGCTGCCCTGCAGCTCCTGGGTGAGCAGAAGCTCGCGACGCTGGGCGATGTGGCCCAGTGGATGATGGACAACCCACCCGAGCACGACGCATCGGGGCAACCCGACGTCGTTCCCACCGTGTCACGGCGCCGCGTCCGATCGGCAGGCGTGCAGGTGTAGCTCTGTTGTTGCCCGATCTGGCGCCCCGTAGCGTGCCAGCATGTCGAGCGCACCGGGAGCTCCAATTCTCATTCATCGCCAGCGACTGGTGAAGCTGCAGCAGGGCGTGAGCCAGCTGCAGTCCGGCGTCGCGTCGGTGGAATTCGAGGGCGTGACCTACGGGCCGAGCCAGCTGCCGACGCTGTACGCCCTCTCCGAGCGACTCCAGGTCAAAGCCGCGATCGAGTCGATCGAGGCCGGGAACCAGTCCTACGCCATCAACGGCATGACCTACACGCGTGGCGATCTCCGGGCGCTGTATGACCGCGATCGCGCGATGGAAGCTCGCGCGGCCCGGGCGACACGCGGCGGCATCACCACCCGGTTCGGGGTGCCGCACCGATGACCGCGGTCACGATCCACCAGAAGGGCGCGATCCCTGTCGTGCCGACCACGCTCCTCGACCGGGCCATCAGTCTCGTCTCGCCTGAGGCCGGCCTGCGACGGATGCACGCCCGGGCCCAGCTCGCGCTCGCGGGGCAGTACCTCGGCGCCCGGCGGGATCGTCGCCCGACGCAGGAGTGGATCCCGCGGGAGGGCTCGCCGAACGATGACCTGCTCGGTGACCTGCCCATGCTGCGGGCACGATCGACGGACCTCGAGCGCAATGAACCGCTCGCCACCGGTGCCGTCGCGGGGCAGCTCACCGCCGTCATCGGACCGGGTCTCCAACTCAATCCCCGCATCGATCGCGCTCTCCTCGGTCTGAGTGATGAGGAGGCCGACGCCTGGGAACTCCAGGCATCACGCCTCTGGTCGGCCCATGCCAACACCTACAGCTGGGATGCCGCCGGCAAGGCGTCGTTCGCGGAGCAGACCGATCAGGTGCTCTGGGGCGCGCTGGTAAAGGGTGACATCCTCGCGGTGCGCCGGTACCAGCCACGAGCTGGGCGGTTGTTCGGCTTGGCCGTGCAGCTCATCGAGGCGGACCGCATCAGCTCGCCGAACGGGCGGGATACCGATCGCATCATCGCGGGTGTCGAGTTCAATCCGAACACCGGCGAGACCATCGCGTACCACGTCGCGAGCGAGTACCCGGGCAATCGCCTGCGCCGGGCGCCTGTGACCTGGGCACGCATCCCGCGCTTTGATGAGCGAGGCGAGCCCCTCGCGCTGTTGATGGGCGACCACCTCCGGCCGGACAGCCTCCGCAGCGCCCCATGGCTTGCGGCCGTCATCGAGCCGCTCAAGCAGCTGGGCACCTACACGCACGCCGAGCTCACCGCGGCGGTGATCAGCGCGTTCTTCACCGTCTTCGTGAAGTCCCCACTGGACACGTCAGGCGAAGGCGGGGCCGAGGGTCCATGGTCCGCCTCGGCGTTGCAGCCCTCCACCGCTGGGAACCCGCCCTCGAGCTCGAGCGACCTCAAGCTGGGCGCCGGGATGATCGCGGATCTCGCGCCGGGCGAAGAGATCCAGATCGCGAACCCCGGACGACCGAACGCGCAGTTCGATCCGTTCTGGATGTCCATGGTGCAGCAGATCGCGGTCGGTTTGGGCATGCCGGCCGAGATCATCCTGCAGCGCTTCAATGCGAGCTACTCCGCCAGCCGCGCCGCCATGGTGCAGGCGTGGCGCGTGTACGGCAAGCGCCGCGCACGGCTTGCCGCCTGGTGGTGTCATCCGAGCTACCAGTGGCTGCTCACCGAGGCAGTGGCCCGCGGCTACCTCAACGCCCCGGGCTTCTTCGCGGATCCGCTCCGCCGTGCCGCGTGGTGTGGTGCGGACTGGACCGGGCCGACGATGCCCCAGCTCGATCCGGTCAAGGAAGCCAACGGCGCCATCCTGCGCATGGGCGCCACCCTCACCACGCGCGAGCAGGAAACCGCCTCGCTCACCGGCGGCAACTGGGAGCGTCAGTTCGCCCAGGTGAAGAAGGAGCGCCGGATGCTTGAGGAGGCAGGGATCGCCGTGCCGAGTGCCGCGCCGGCGGACGACGAGCAGGAGGAGGCAGCATGAGCCGACGGATCCCGAAGCACGTGCGCGCGCATGTCATGGACGCGCCCTGGGCGATCACCGAGGACGGACTCGCCACCATCCTCGAAATCGTGCACCGAGAGAACCTGACGCCGGAAGCCGTGGCCGCGCAGCTCGGTCGCCCGCTCGACAACACCCACGAGGTGACGGTACGCGACGGTGTCGCCACGATCCCGGTCGTGGGGCCGTTGTTCCGACGCGCGGACTTCTTCACCGCCATCAGTGGGGCCACCACCTACGAACAGGTGGCCCTTGATCTCAACACGGCGCTCGCCGACCCGAAGGTGCACGCGATTCTCTTGGCGATCGACTCCCCGGGCGGCGAGGTCACCGGCGTCTCGGAACTCGCGCAGCTCATTCGCGCCGCGAACGCCCGGAAGCCCGTCACGGCCCACGTCGAAGGCTTCGGGGCGTCGGCGGCCTACTGGCTCGCCTCGGCCGCCGGCGACGTCGTCACCGGAGACACCGGCATCCTCGGTTCGATCGGCGTGCGGATGACGATCACCGATCGCCGTGATGCCGATGCCGCGAAGGGCACCAAGACCTACGAGATCGTCTCGAGCCAGAGCCCGGCGAAGGTGGCGGACCCCGCCACCGAGGACGGGCGCGCGCGCATTCAGGCGACGCTCGATGCCCTGGCCGGGGTGTTCATCGGCGAGGTCGCGCGGTACCGCGGCGTGACCGAGGCGGATGTCCTCGCGCGGTTCGGTCAGGGTGATGTCCTCGTCGGCGCCGATGCCGTCACTGCGGGTCTCGCGGATCGCGTGGCCTCCTACGAAGTCGTGCACGCGCAGCTCGCGGCGCGCTCTCACGTTGCGTCCCGCTCCGGGCGCGCGACAGCCTCTCACTCTCAGGAGATGGATATGCCTGGCTCCGACGCCACGCTCCTCGCTGAGGCGACTGCCGAGCAGATCGCCGCGGCCCACCCGACCGTCGTCACCGCGCTCCGCGCGGAGGGCGCCACTGCCGAGCGCGAGCGCATCACGCGCATTCTCGCGGTTCCGGCCGCAGGGCATGACGCCCTGATCACCGAAGCGATCGCCACTGCCAGCATGACGGCGGGGATGGTCGCGGAACGGATCCTCGCCAGCGAGGCCACGCAGCGCGCGGCGGTCCTCGGCACCCGCGCCACCACCGAGCAGAACCTCGACGTCCCGGCCGCGCCGTCGGAAGGCGGGGGCGCGGACACCCCCACCCCACGTGCCAAGGGCCGCGCGATGGCCACCCGGTACCACAACCTCACCACCACCACCCGGAGCTGATCCATGCCCGCCTCTTTTGGTTCCACCTCCTTCCAGCCGGACCGGCTGATCGCGGGGGACACGCCGATCGTCACTCGGGCGGTCACCCTGCTGTCCGGGCAGAACCTCACCCGCGGGTCTGTGATCGGTCGCATCACCTCCGGCGGCAAGTACATCCTCTCGCTCTCTGCGGCGTCGGATGGCTCGCAGACCCCGGACCTCATCCTCGCGGAAGACTGCGATGCCTCGGCGGGCGACAAGACGGCGCTCGCCTACGTCACCGGGGAGTTCAACGAGAGCGCACTCGTCATCGGCACGGCGCACACCGCGGCAACGATCCGCGAAGGGCTCCGCGTCAAGGGCATTCACCTCATCGCTGTCACGGGGGCCTAACCCATGCCGGACATGTTCAGCACTGACTCGATGCTCGGAGTGATCGAGGACCTCAAGGTCCCCTCCAACTCCCTGCTGCAGACGTTCTTCCCCGAGCAGGTTGTCGAGGAGTCCGAGGAAATCCACTTCGACGTGGACGACAAGCGTCGTCGCGTGGCCCCCTTCGTCTCGCCGCTCGTCGGCGGAAAGGTCGTGGCCGGCCGTGGGCAGACCGTGAAGAGCTTCAAGCCTGCGTACATCAAGGACAAGCGCGTGTACGACCCGAACCGCCCGTTCAAGCGGGCGATGGGCGAGGGCTTCGGTGGCACGCAGCTCACGGCCACCGAGCGCATGGAAATGCTGCTCGTCCAGGACATCGACGATCAGATGGACATGATCACTCGACGCATGGAACTGATGGCGCTCGAGGCACTGAGCCTCGGTCAGGTGACGGTTTCGGGCGAGCTGTACCCGACCACCGTGGTCAACTTCGGCCGCCATGCCGATCTCTCGCCGACGGCGCTCACCTCCACCGCACGCTGGGGGCAGTCAGCGGCGAAGCCGCTGACGAACCTGCGCACCTGGGCGGGGCTCTGCCAGCAGAAGAGCGGAGTCTACACCCGCGACGTGATCATGGACCCGGAGACGCTCGAGGCGTTCACCGGCGACCCGACCGTGGCAGCCAAGCTCGACCAGCGTCACGTCGAAAACGTGGGGCTCAACGTTGACCAGTCGGACGACGAAGGGCTCGCGTACATCGGCAGAATCAACGGCTTCCGGATCTGGAGTTATGTGGGCTGGTACGTGAACGACGCCGACGCTGAGGTCACCATGCTCCCGGCGGGGCGCGTGATCATGACCTCCCGCCGGATCGATGGCATTCAGGCGCATGGGGCCATCAAGGACCACGACAGCCTGCAGGCGCTGCCGTATTTCCCGAAGTCGTGGACGGAGAACGATCCATCCGTGCGGATGCTCCTGATGCAGTCGGCGCCGCTCGTGGTGCCGACCCGGGTCAACGCCTCGCTGGGCGTGAACGTCCTCTGATGTTCGCAGCTGACGCGGCGTTCGTGTTCGAGGATCTCTGTCAGCAGGGACTCCTCACGACCGTTCAGGTCGAACGGACGGTGGCCACCGGGCGCAATGCCCGGGGTCACCGCACCGGGACACGTGCGCCCGTTGGTCCGCCGGTGGGGGTCTATATCGCCTCCGGCTCGAGCGCGCTGCTGGCAGCGACGTTCGGCGAGC